CGCAGAGGTCGCCAAAGCAATCAACTTCATCAAGAAGGACTGACCATGAACCATGAACAACGACGCGCCAAAGGGCGCACCAACGGCAGCAGCGTGAGCCTGACCGACCAGAGCCAGGCGGATGACACCAACATAAACGTCATCCTGAAGAAATACGGAGTCACCGGAGTGGCCAGGGGCGTAGCCGGTGCGCCTCAATACCTCGACCACAGCCAACTGCCCAGGGACCTCCGGGAAGCATTCGACCTGACCAGGAGAGCCGAGGACATGCGCAAAAACCTGCCGGAAGGACTGCGAAACAAAACGGTGGAAGAACTGAACAAGTTGACGATGGAGGAACTGAACACCATACTCCATCCGCCGGCGCCATCGCCGGCGCCACCACCAGGTGAAACGAAGTGAAGATCTACGCCGTCAGAGATCGGCTCCTGGACTACTACATGCAGCCGTTCGTAGGCCCGAACGAAAAAGAGGTCCAGAGCGCCCTGGCCAGAACCGTCAACAACATGGAGGACACCAATGGCATCGCCCAAGCGCCGCACCACTTCGAGCTCTGGGAGCTCGGGGAAGTCACCGAAGAAGGGCACATCACGCCAACCCGGCGGCTCATCTGCGACTGCGCCAGCCTCATTCGAGCAGGTGTTCGGTCCAGGGCAGAACGAGAAGGCCAGAAAGCTGCAGACGCAGCTGGGGCGGACCCTGAGGAGCATCGAGGAAATGGACCGCCTGGGAGAGCCCTCAATGGCGCTCTACCGCGCCCGGCACAAACAGCGGAGACGGCAACTGGAGAGGTACGCCGAGGCCCTCAGGGAGGCTATCCGCCACGAGACGGCTGACGCCGTCAATAATTGACACCAGCAGCTGGTGTCAATAGGACCATCTTAATCAAGGGAACGATGGTCCAACGCTGCCACAGGCAGCATACTGGGGGGGCTTGACGCCCCCCCAACTTTATGAAGGAGAAACGACAATGCGACGAAGAAACATCAGCCCGCGCAAACATGCGCGCAAACACCGCCGCGCCGAGCGGCGCGGCAAGGCAATCAACAGCCCCGGATTCATCATGCGGGGCGGCATCAGACTCTGATGCCTTGCGCGGCTCCCATCCGCGCGTACAAGTCGGCCACCGGCCGACTTGTTTTTTATAAATCCACCGACTGGCAGTACACGGTGGAGCCCTACACAGGGCTCCAGGTGCCGTGCGGCACCTGCATACTCTGCCGAGAGGAGCAAGCAAGACAAGCAGCAATAAGGATTGCACACGAGGCAACATGCCACGAAAGAAACTCGTTCGTTACACTCACCTACAACGACGCCAACTTGCCGACCTCGGGCTCACTCAACTACCGACATCTAACGCTATTTCAGAAACGCTTGAGAAAATCAGTTGGCGCATTCAGGTATTACGCCGTTGGCGAATACGGAGACGAAAGCCTTAGACCGCACTACCACCTGTGCATATTCGGACACGACTTCGCAACAAACCGAATCATCACGCGCATGAGCCCGCACCTACTCTGGACGCAAGAAGCTTTAACCAGGTGCTGGGGAATGGGGCGCGTAGAGGTGGGAGCACTGACATTCGAGACAGCGCGGTACACGGCAAGCTACGTCACCAAGAAACTACGAAGCAAACAGCGATACGTTCGTATCGACGAAACCACCGGCGAACTAGTCCCGGTGGAGCAGCCCAGGGCATTCATGTCTGACAACCTGGGCAAAGACTGGTGGATCCAATACGGATACCAGCTAGAACACAACGATTACGTTGTGATCAATGGAAAGAAGCAGAAACCGCCAAAGGCGTATGACCGCTGGCTAGGCGAAATCAAACCAAAAGCAATGGAGGAGATCAAAGCAAATAGAGAAAAGAAGGCGAAGCCTAAGAGCAAAGACGAGAATCGCGCGCGCGCGCGAAGCGCGCACGCACGCGTTAAGAGTAAGAGCAAGATCGTGTGAATACGGGCCTTAAATGGCCCGTGTCACACGAGGACACAAGAAGGGGTTATCCACAGGTTGCGCGGCTAGAAAGCCCCGCACAACCTGGGGATAACCAGAGAAAGGCAAACACCCAAGGAGATAGCCATGCTGAGAAACAAAACCGCAAGACAACACAATTTCGCCCTCGTTCCACGCGCGGATATCCCGCGCTCCGTATTCCCGATGCGACAGACACGGAAGCAAGCATTCGACGCCAGCGAACTGATACCGATCATGTGCGAGGAAGTTCTACCCGGTGACACCTGGCAGCACAGAGAAAGCATCATGGCGAGGCTCGCCACACCCATCGCGCCGCTGATCGATGACCTCGACCTCGAGACGTTCTACTTTTTCGTCCCGAACCGCATCACCTGGGACGACTGGGAGGACTTCATCACCGGAGTGAACACCGGGGTGGACATACCGCAACTGGCGGCATATGACCCGGTGGGAGCCAACTACGACCTGCTGACAGGATCAGCACTCGATCACTTCGGACTGCCGCCACAGGCCTACGGCGCCGGCGGCGCGTATCGCTTCAACGCGCTACCCATCCGGGCCTACTTCAAGATCTACAACGAATGGTTCCGAGACCAAAACCTTCAGGAAGAATGGACCTGGCAAGACGTGCCATACACAACCTCGGAAACCATCACCAACGGAACCGACGACTGGGACCAGATGCCCCTCAGGGCAAACAAACGGCACGACTACTTTACGAGCTCGCTGCCCTGGCCACAGAAAGGCGACGCCGTGGATATTCCACTGGGCACCGAAGCACCGGTCTACGTGGACAGCAGCATCGTGACCGGCAACAGCGTGGCCGTGACCGTGGAAGGCACCACCACGCACCGCCAGGTAGTGAGCCAGGCCGCAGGCACGGGAACAACCTGGGGAGCAGCCAGCGCAAGCGGACAGACGCCGCAGCTGTACGCGGACCTGACCAACGCAACCGCGGCAACGATCAACAGCCTGCGCCTAGCGTTCCAAACCCAAAAGCTGCTCGAGAGAGACGCTCGAGGAGGCAGCCGCTACGTGGAGCAACTCATGGCCCACTGGGGAACCAGGAGCGACGACGCCAGACTGCAACGGCCTGAATACCTAGGCGGAAGCAAGATCAGCGTCACGATCAACCCGATCGCACAGACCGCCGCCTACGACACCACGGTGGGCGCGGACGTATCACCGATCGGCAACCTGGGCGCGGAAATGCACGCCGGAAGCAGCAAGAAAACGTTTACCTACGCGAGCAAAGAACACGGCTACATCATCGGCCTGGCCGTGGTGAGAGCAACGCCGACATACCAGCAAGGCACACGCCGGCACTGGAGAAGATTCACGCGGCTTGATTACCCGTTCCCGGTGTTCTCACACATCGGAGAGCAGGCGGTGGCAACACAAGAGATATTCCAAAACGCCACCAACGTGCCAACGAACGCCACCTGGGGATACCAGGAGCGCTATGCGGAAATGAGATACACGCCCAACGAAATCACGGGCGTACTCAGAAGCACCGCCGCGCAACCCATCGACTGGTGGCACCTGTCCGAGGAATTCGGCAGCGAACCGGCCCTGAACGCGGCCTTCATCACCGACAAAACCCAAGAGGTACTGGCGCGGAGCCTGGCGACCGACGCCGCGCAATGGAGTGCGCAGATCCTCATGGACATACAGCACGACAGCCGCGTGGCGAGGATGCTGCCGACCTACGGTGACCCGGGCCTGATCGACCACTTCTAGGAGAACGCCATGCCCTGGCAAAACTTCATCGGCCCAGCCGTAGACCTAATAGGCGGACTCCTGGGCAACAGCGCCCAAAAGAAAGCCAACAAGATGAACGTTCAAATGCAAAGAGAGCAACGCGCCTGGGAGGAGCGCATGAGCAACACCAGCTATCAGCGCGGTGTCGAGGATCTCAAAGCAGCTGGACTCAATCCCATGCTGGCCTACAGCCAGGGCGGCGCATCTACGCCAAACGTCAGCGCGGCCACGGTTGAACCCGTGGACGCCCTGGCGCGAAGCACCAACAGCGCCGCATCGAAACTGCAAATGGCGACGCAACTCGCCCAAATGCAAGCACAGACCGAACTCACGAGAAACCAAGCAACCGCTGTAGATATAGAAAACCAGATCAAAAGCTGGGAGCTACCCTACGCATCAGCCAATGCAGCCGACCGACGAGCGCAGGTCTCGGGACAATCCACCGAGATCAACGAAAGGGTCAAGAAGGTCATCGCAGAAGCAGACCTCACCAAAGCCCAACTCGACCAGCTGAACAAACTGATGCCCGAGATCCTACGCAAAGCCAAAGCCGAGGCATCCCTGCAGGAACTGCAGATCCCTTCAGCCAAAGCCGCCGCAGAGGTATGGGACAGCGTAGGCGCAGCCGGCGCGGGAACGTCCTGGGCGGCGAAGATCGCCGCAGAGGTCGCCAAAGCAATCAACTTCATCAAGAAGGACTGACCATGAACCATGAACAACGACGCGCCAAAGGGCGCACCAACGGCAGCAGCGTGAGCCTGACCGACCAGAGCCAGGCGG